GAAGAATATTCGAGAATTTGAGCGAGACGGTTCCCGTGCTCTGCACTATTTGAGTCGTAAACACTGCTAGCCAGGAGTTTACGTTACTTGTGTGGTCTGCGCTGGGGCGGCATTGCCCTATCCGGTGTACAGTACCCCGTACACCCCAATCCCTCTCGGGTGGGCCCTTGGCTCGCGCGAGTCCTAGAACGACTAGAGTTGGAAAAGCCCACACTATAGGCTGCACCTCCTCACCTGGCGAGGGCGAGGAGTAATGGCTTGCCCCCACTTTCTCAAGGTGGGGCACCCCGACTACCTGGCTCGTCGGGGTGGAAGGCCTTCCGGCCTAAACTAATACAGTAACACCTCCCTCGGCCGCGTTGGGCCATAGGTCGGTGGGACTCTCGGGCAGGTGCTCAATCTGCCAAGAGTCAAACTCCGCTTCGATGCTGAGTTGCTCGAGCGGGGAGATGCCGAACGCTCTGTGGTAACTCTCACGGACGTCCAGGCTAATGTCACTCAATGGCCTAATATTTGGGGCCATTTCGCCGATGTTCCTTATCCAGAACCTCGACGCGACACTCGTCAATGGCTTCATTGAGCCAGACAGCCTGTGGAAACAGCGGAACATAGCCTCATGGACAGGTAGGCCCGTAGCAAAGATCAACTCTGCAGGGGCCACACTCGAAAAGAACCTTCTCAAAAGGTCCCTCTCCAGATACCAGCCACGGCCAACCATGTTATAGCCGTTGTACACCTTCCGTGGATCACGCACCAGACGCCAATCGTCCGGCCCTGGCCCTACACGCACCGGCCTCGATTGGCAGAACTCGATGCACTCAAGGTTGTCATCAGTGAGCTCGGTCACCTCAGTGACCTTTAGCTCCTGCGAGAAGCCCTCAAAGACTTCAGGCAGCCTGTGACACTTCTCCTTGTGCTCGTGCTCCACCATCAAGACGGCATCATCGCCGTCGACAAGCATGCGCCAGTCCCTATCGGGAATACGGAGATCCGCCATAGCAGCTGCAATAAATGCACTCTGCAACACAGAGTTACCCAACCCCGTGTTCAGGTCACCGGACATTCTGTTGCCCTTGACCTTATAGCTCACTTCCCCGTCGTCGCAAACCGCTCGGCAGCGGTTTTTGACCTGGACTTCGCCTGCCAGCCGGAGCGCCTTAAGGGCCTCCGATCCCCAGCCCGCGGCTTTGGCGGCCTTACCGTAAAACCGCCACTCAGCCTTGAGCGCTTCCACCGGGACGTGTGCGTCGAATGCTGAGCCATCCAGCCCCACAACGCACGGACGCCGCAGTGAACGTTTCATCCAAAGCAGCGTAGACATGCGCCTGAGGTTGTTCAGGCCCTTCGCACAGGTGACCTTCTGGTAGGTGTTCCAGAGATACCGCCCATTGTAGAAACAATGCTCAATTGGCTTGAGCACCCAGAGCAACCAGTACAAAAAGTCTGGCATCCTGAATTGGATGAGTCTAGGCTTGTCCTTCTCAGCAGGCACATTCTCGGACTTGACAAAGACCTTCACAAAACCGATCTTCGTCCACTCCAACAGCGTGGCCGGTCGCCTCTTCTCGCCACAACTGGCGTAGACGGCGCGTTTACCCGGTGGGTATTTATTGAGCTCCTCCCTCACTTGTTCGTCAGAGAGAGGTTCTCTAGGCAGTTGCGCGCCCAAGCGGTAGGACGCAGCATTCATTACGCGGGTAAAGTTACGGCTCCCCGCCCATGCCGGCCGGTCAACGAAGACACGAACTGTTGCTGCCTTCACAACATTGCCGACGGTATTACCGAAGTTGCAGCTTGGCCTCTCAAGTCTCTCACAGAGCCTGATGAAGCCACACCGCGGGCGCCGATCATCGCCCATTGGCCGGACCGCTCTCGAGCCCATCTTGATTATAATTGATGGGTAGTCATCCCTCGCCGTTGGAATTTGCGAGGGTTTGGCGGCGGCCGACTGCCGCCGCGGGACCACGGTCCAACTCAAAAACCCGAAGCAACAGCGTGCCTTGCCGCTATCCACTTAGCAGCAGCTACGCAGTCACCCGAGACCTCGGTGTGGAAAGTTTGTACTAGCTTGCGCTCCAGCGCCTCAGCTAGCTTGGGTGTGTAGCCCGTCTTGCTGACCAAAAGGCTTGCATACGCATCCATAGCGGAGAGCACTTGGCTCTCCATTATTAGATGGCACTCGTGGTAAGGGTCAGCCCCCGTGAAGAACACGGACACGGCACGACTGAGCGTGCTTGGGGCCGCCCTGGCCAACATATGCCTCCGCTCCTCCCCATACCAAGCCAACCAGGCTCTGGTGAGGAATATAGCGAACTGCAATTTCACAGCGCTGCCTTTAATCGAGTCCAGCCATAAGGTCTTCAATTCTGAACGCAGCGTGTCCAGGTCCATCGGGTTCACCTGGGCCTCAATAGCCAGCTGAGGGATACACATTGTTGTCTCCTTGAGCCTGATTTCTATGTCAGCGAGGTTCTGGAGACGGCGGTACCTAGGCCCGTTTGGGTCCGCTTTACGAGCGGCCTCCCGAGCCAATCGGTCAATATCGCCTATCCATTCCCCACTGGGCTCCTTGAACGACGTGAGCCTAGCACCCCTGGAAAGGATGCCCGCTTTAGACTCTACCGTCCTGACATTGTCATCGGGGGTCGCAAAGACCACCCGGGAAAACTCGTCCGGGGCGCGCGCAGCTCTGCGCGCGTCCACCCCCCTTACGAATAGAAATACCTTCACTAGCCTCATTGCGACGGCTAGAGCAGCAGCAGTGGCACTATACACCAATGCTCTGCTGTAGACCCAGCGCTCAGGGCCCTCAGCTCGCGCGGGGGCCACCCGTCGCGATACTTTTGGGCCCTCAGCGGCACCTGCCTCGGCAGGCGTCCTGTCATACCTTGTCCAGTCCTCCTGAGACACGATCCAGTTTGGCTCTGGCCCTAGCTGAATATCCACATTAACTTGTGGGGCAGCATCTTGGGGCACGGCATCACATGCGGTTTGCGCTGCTGGCTCTGCGGCTTCCGCCGGCTCCTCACCAAAGAGGCCACCCAAAGGGCGTGAATCAGCAATGCGCTTGAGAACCGACTTAGCGCCAGCAGTGATATGCTGGAGCGAAGTATCGGCCTTAGCCCTGACGTTGTGTAGCGCCAGGGCGACGCGTGTTTGGATCGGTGTCCGGAAGAACTGAACTAGCAGGCACTCCGCTCTCAGACGGATCCTGGCCGTAACAAGTTGGAGGTGCCAGAGTTTCAGGGCCAAGGCTCCGCCTTGATCCCTCTCGATAGCCTCCACGATCTCGACGCAGAGCTCCCAGTACATCCTCAGCAAAAGCGAGAACGAGGGGAGATAGTCGAGTTCCCAGTCTTGTTCGACCAGGCCCGTGAAGGGCGTGGTGGTGCTGGTAGGACTCGGGGTCACTGAAGGGTTGTGCGGTAGCTCTTGCTCGGCGGCTACCCCGCATAGTAGCAGGCCGAGGATCAGGATATTAACGACCCCTGTTGTCCGGGTCGACGCTAACCTTGTAACCCACATTCGAATGGGCGGTAAGTCGG